CGGAGAACCCCCACGACGCCAGCCAGGACGCCATCGGCCTGTTCGGTGTCGACATGGCAGCCAACGAGGAATACGGCTACCAGCGCGCCGGATGCCAGTACTTCGTCATGATCGCCAGAAACCTGGGCATCCAGGTGGTGGTGCCACCCGAGAGCGATGTGCTGCGGCCGATGCCGCTTTATGCCATTGACGAGTCCTCCCACTTCGTCATCAAGCACACCGCCAGGATGAAGGAACTGCAGGCCCGCAAAGCCAACCACGAGCAGCAGGTGGCATTCCACACCAGTCAGGTGCATGCCCTTGCAGGCGCCATTGACGACATGCTGTACCACCTGAACACGTGGCACGGCAACGATCCGGTGGGCACGCATGTGGAGATCTGGGCGCGCAGCCCGTACCTGAACCACATCCCAATTGACTCCCATCTGGAATACGACGAAAAGAAGTGAGCGCCCTTGACGAATACCTCCGCGCGCTCGACGCGCTGCCGCCGGCCAAGCGCGCAGAGGTAGTCGAGGAAGCCAAGAAGGCAACCGCCGGCCGGGTGTGGGTGCCCAACCCAGGGCCACAGACCGCCGCCTACTTCAGCGAAGCCGACGAGCTGCTGTTCGGTGGTGAGGCCGGCGGTGGCAAGTCAGACCTGGGCATAGGCCTGGCCTTGACAGCCCACCAGCGCTCACTGGTACTGCGCCGCACGAACAAGGAAGCCGAGAAGCTCTTCGACCGCTTCGAGGAGATCATCGGCAACACCAATGGCAAGAACAGCCAGAAGGGCTGGCGCCACGAGAGCCGCATCATCGACATTGGTGGCTGCCAGCTCGAGGCCGACAAGCAAAAGCGCAAGGGCATCCCGCATGACCTGAAATTCTTTGACGAGCTGGTCGACTTCTCCCGCACCCAGTACGAGTTCATCACCACCTGGACGCGCAGCCGGGATCCGAACCAGCGCACCAGGATCGTGGCCACCACTAACCCGCCGACCACCCCGGAGGGCATGTGGGTGGTCGAGCGCTGGGCGCCATGGCTGGACCCCAAGCACCCCAGGCCCGCAGCCGACGGCGAGCTGCGCTGGTTCACTGCCGGCCCGGACGGCAAGGAGATCGAGGTCGATGGGCGTGGCCCGCACGAGATCAACGGCAAGCAGGTATTCGCCAAGTCCAGGACCTTCATCCGCTCCAAACTGGCCGACAACCCAGACCTGACCCAGACCGACGACTACCGCGCCACCCTGGATGCGCTGCCGCCCGAGCTGCGCTCCGCCTACGCCGAAGGCAGGTTCGACGCAAACCTGAAAGACCAGGCGCTGCAGGCCATCCCGACCGACTGGATCCGCGCGGCCATGGACCGGTGGCAGGAGAAGCCGGCCCCGCATGTCCCGATGTGCGGCATGGGCGTGGACGCATCAGGCGGTGGAACAGACCCCATGGTGATCGCCATCCGGCACGACGGGTGGTACATGCCGAACATCAGGATCCCGGCCAAGGAGATACCCAGCACCCGGGCCGGCAAGCACGCCGCGGGCATCATCGTCAGCTATCGCAGGAACCAGGCAACGGTGGTGGTCGACATGGGTGGCGGGTACGGCGGTGGCATTTACGAGGCCCTGCACGATAACGAGATCAAGGCAGTGGGCTACAAGGGCGCCGAAGGGACCAGCCAGCGCACCAAGGACGGCCAGATCAAGTTCACCAATATCCGGACCCAGGCTTACTGGCGGTTTCGTGAAGCGCTTGATCCAGCCCAACCCGGCGGCAGCCCCATCATGCTGCCCTTCGACCCGCTGGTCATAGCCGACCTGGCCGCCCCGACATTCAGGCTGACGCCAAGCGGCCTGGCGCTCGAGAGCAAGGAGAAGGTGTGCGAGCGCCTGGGCAGATCCACCGACGACGGCGACGCGATCGTGATGGCCTGGTTTGCTGGCCCAACGTACCTGACCGACGGTGCGCAATGGGCGACCGACGCCGAGATGAGCAAGGGGCTGGGACGACGACCGCAGACGGTGATGAGCGGTCGCCGTCAACCGATCACAGGTCGGCGATGAGAGTAGAGCGGATCGTGGCCAGCCAATGGCTCGAAAGGGCTAAGGGCCTGGCGCTGGACCACTGGCGCGAGGTAGGCCAGGAGCTCGGCCTGCCAGAGCCCACCATCGACCCGCACCACGTGGCCATCCTCGAGCAGGCCGGCGCGCTCTTCGCCATTGGCGCGATCGACGGCGACACCCTGGTGGGCTACAGCCTGAATGTCGTAGGCCCCACGCTCAACTTTAGCGCCATGCGGGTATGCCAGAACGAGGGCCTGTTTGTGGACAAAGCGCACCGCGGTACCGCAGCCATGCGCCTGATCCGGGAAACCGAGGCCGAAGCGGCTAGACTATCGTGCCGGCAGATAATCTGGCACACTTACCGCCGCACGCGTGCCGAAGCGCTGTTCGAGCGCCGCGCCTACACCGACCACGGCAGTCTCTGGTCAAAGGAGATCACCCCATGCCCTCCGGTATATCCCTAGCCTCAGTGCTCACGCCGCTCCTCAGCGGCGCCGCCTCCTCCATCGTCGGTGGGTTGTTCGGCAAAGACCAAGCGCAGCCCCAAGCCCAGGCGCCGGCGCCACCAACCGTCGAGCCAGTCACGGCCATGCCGACCGCCAACGACGCCGCTGCCGCCAAGCAAAAGTCCATCGTGGCCCAGATGCAACGACAAGGCAGGGCCAGCACCATCCTGACTGCAGGCAACGCGTCGGCCAGCGACGCCATGGGCTAACCCATGGACACCAAGCAGCTCGCCGAGCAGGCCACGCACCTCTTCGGGAAGCGCAGCAGCTTTGTCCTGCTGCTCCAGGACCTGGCCGAGAATTTCTACGTTGAGCGCTCCGACTTCACGTACCAGCGCACGCTCGGCACCGAGATGGCCGGCGACCTGATGACCAGCTACCCGCTGTTCTGCCGGCGTGACCTTGGCGACCAGATCGGTCAGATGCTGCGCCCGACGGCCAAAGAGTGGTTCCACTCAGCCCCCGAGGATCCCGGCCGCGAGAACAACGACGCCAGGAAGTGGCTGCAGTGGGCCGACAAGGTGCAACGGCGTGCGATGTTCGACCGCGCCAGCAATTACACCAGGGCGGCCAAAGAAGCCGACCACGACTACGCCGCCTTCGGCCAGTACGTCAAGCGCATCCGCCTGAACCGCAACCGCAACGGGCTCCTGTTCACCGTCTACCACCTGCGCGACTGCGTGTGGATGGAGGACGGTGACGGCAAGATTTGCTTCTTTGCCCGCAAGTACAAGGCCACCGCGCGCGACCTGAGCCGTACCTTCAAGACCATCGACACCCACGTCACCCAGTTCATCACCCAGGGCAAGCCATTCGAGGAAGTGCAGTGCATGCACATGATGGCCGCCAGCGACCTGTGGGATGGCCAGGCCAACGGCAAGCCCTGGGTGAGCATCTACTACGACCAGGACCACGACTGCACCATGGAGGCGGTGCCCCAGTGGAACATGCAGTACGTGGTGGCAAGGTGGCAGACCGTCAGTGGCAGCCAATATGCCTTCAGCCCCGCCACCATCTGCGCGCTGCCCGAAGCACGACTGATCCAGGCCATGGCCTACACCCTCCTCGAGGCCGGCGAGAAAGCCGTCAACCCGCCCATGGCCGTGACCAGCGACGTGGTCAAGAGCGACGTGGCCATCTACCCCGGCGGCCTGACCTGGATTGACCGCGACTACGACGAGAAGCTCGGAGCAGCCATCCGCCCGCTCTTCGAGAAAAACACCGGCCTGCCCTACGGCATGGAAGCCATGCAGGACAGCCGGGCCATGCTCATGCAAGCCTTCTACCTGAACAAGCTGGCGCTGCCACAGCGCACCGCCGAGATGACCGCCTATGAGGTAGGCCAGCGGGTACAGGAATACATCCGCAACGCCCTGCCGCTTTTCGAGCCCATGGAGTACGAGTGCAACGGGCAGGAATGCGAGATGACCTTCGACATCCTGCAGCGCAACGGCGCCTTCGGCAGCCCGATGGACATGCCCAAGAGCCTGCAGGGCGCCGAGATCAAGTTCGGCTTTGTGTCCCCGTTGCACGACGCGCTCGAGCAGATCAAGGGCCAAAAGTTTGCCGAGGCCAAGAGCCTGATCGCCGAGGCAGTGGCGCTGGACCAGGGCGCCGCAGCGCTGGTCGACGTCAAGGTGGCGCTCCGAGACACCCTGCAGGGCATCGGTACCCCGGCGCTCTGGATCCGCAGCGAGGTCGAGATGGAGGACATCGAGGCTCAGCAGCAAGCCGCGGCGCAGGCCCAGCAGACGCTGGCAGCCATGCAGCAAGGGGCAGACGTGGCAGGCACCATGGCCACAGCACAGAAGGACAAGGCAGCGGCACAGCAGCTGATGCCCGCGTAAATGGCAACTGAACAACCACCGGCACCACGCAAGCCAAAGCCCCAGGCGGTATCCGGATCGCCGTGGCTGCCAGTCGAGTACGAGCTCGCCGACGTGAGCGCCATCCAGGCCCTGCAGCGTGGCGACGCAAGCCCCGAGCAGCAACGCCGCGCCATGGACTGGATCGTCAAGCAAGCCTGCGCCACCTACGACTTCCCGTTTCGGCCAGGCCCCAGCGATCGAGAGACCAACATCGCGCTCGGCCGGCAGTTCGTGGGCCAACAGATTGTGAAGATGCTGTACATCAACCCCAACGCGGTGCGTAGGAGCGACCCGCGCGCGGATCCGCCGGAAGGCTAAACGAGGAGAGGACCATGAACCTGCGACTGCAACGACTGCTGTACAACCTACGGGAGGAAGTAAAGGATGGCCCCGGAGATGGGGGTGGTGCGCCGGCCACCGATGGTGGTAATGCTGGTGGCGACAATGGGAACGACGCAAACGGTGGTGCGCCTGCTGCATCAGGAAAGTCAGGTGACGGGAAGGCTGATCCAACAGGCGGAGATTCAGGTGCCGCTGCCGACGATAAAGGTACTCCGGCAACTGGAGCGGACAGCAAGCCCGCTGCCAAAGGCCCGACTGACGAAGGGCCCTGGGGTGCCGACTGGCGCACCAAGATGGCGGGCGGTGACGAGGCCGCGCTCAAGAGACTGGCACGCTACGCCGACCCGACGGCGGCCGTCAAAGCACTATCCCAGCTCCAGGAGCGCATCAGCAAGGGCGAACTGAGAAGCCCGCTGGCCAAGGATGCAACCCCGGACCAGGTGAAAGCCTGGCGAGCCGAGAACGGCATCCCCGAGGAACCCGGCAAGTACGACCTGGGCGACATCAAGGTCGACCCCAAGGACAAGCCGATCATCGACAGCTTCCTGGCCACGGCCCATGCCAAGAACATGACGGCCGAGCAGGCCAAGGACGCGGTGGGCTGGTACTACGCCGAGGTCCAACGAGCGGCCGATGCCCGGGCCGAAGCTGACCGGCAGGCAGTCAAGGCCGCCGAGGACCAGCTGCGGGAAGCCTGGGGCAACACCGAGTACCGCGCCAACCTGGCCAGCGTCAACAACATGCTGGCTGCAGCCCCTGCCGACGTGAAAGACAACCTCATGTACGGCCGGCTGGCAGACGGCACCCCAATCCTGGCCCACGCCCCGACCGTGCAGTACCTGCTGGGCCTGGCCCTTGAGATCAACCCGGCCAGCACCCTCGACCTGCCAGGCAGTGGCAGCCGCATGGACTCGATCGACAGCGAGCTCGCCAGCATTGAGAAGCGCATGCGCGAGGACCGTGGCGGCTACAACAAGGACGAGAAGATGCAGCAGCGCTACCGCGACTTGCTGGGCGCCAAAGAAAAGCTCAACAGCAAGGCCGCATAGGCTACAATCCCCCTGTCTCCTCCACCCCTTGTGGATTAAGCCCGGGCCCTCCCGGGCTTTTTTTCGCCCCTTGTGCGGAAAACCAAGCGGGTGTACGATTGCGCGCAACTGGCGGTCACCCCTCCCCGGAGGCCCCGCTGAGCACCCGAACACCAGGTAGCTCGGCCCCAGAAGCGAAAGCCTACCAAGGCAAGCCGCAGATGGTCACCCCGAAGCGACGGTTGAAAAACCCGTTTACTTCCAAGGAGCCATCATGGCTGATACCGCATTCCAGACCCAGTACCGGCAAGAATTCATCACCGGTTTCGAGCTGCATCAATCCCTTCTGCGCGAAACGGTTACGACCGAAAGCGTGATCAAAGGCAACCAGGCCATCTTCCTGGTGGCCGACTCCGGCGGCGCTGCTGCCGTCACCCGCGGCGTCAACGGACTGATCCCGGCCCGCGCCGACAACCTGACCCAGAACACCTGTGTGCTGGGCGAATGGCATGACCTGGTGCGCAAGACCGGCTTCAACGTTTTCGCGTCGCAAGGCAGCCAGCGCCAGATCATGCAGATGACCACGACTGCCGTGCTCAACCGCAAGGTCGACTCGCAGATCACCACCGAGCTCAACGGCGGTACCGTGACCATTGGCGCCGCCGGCACCATCCCCACCGTGTCCCTGTTCCAGAACGGCCGGGTCAAGCTCTCCAACGCCAGCGTGCCATGGGACTCGAACATCACGTTCCTGACCCAGCCCAGCTACCTGGCCTACCTCGAGCAGACGCCCGAGTTCAGCAACGCACAGTACGTGGACCTGCGCCCCTACAAAGGCGATGCAGGAACCGCGAGCTGGCGCGACAAGCCGCAGGCCTACCGGTGGCGCAATGCGCTGATCGTGGAGCACCCGAACCTCCCGGGCAAGGGCACCACCAGCGAGAAGTCCTTCCTCTTCCACAAGACCGCGATCGGCCACGCCATGGACACCGGCGGCATGGCAACCCCGGTCGGGTACAACGAGGAGCAGGATTACTCGTGGGCTCGTGCCTCTTGCTTCATGGGTGCCAAGCTGCTGCAGAACAGCGGCGTGGTCGTGTTCACCACCGACGGCTCGGCCTACGCGTAAGCGTTAGCCCTCCCGCCACTTTTCAAGGAGCACAACCATGGCTTATTCCGGTTCCACCGCAGCGACCACGGCGCAAAACGTGCCAGTCGGCCTGCTGCCCAACGCAACTCCCACCTATGGCGCTGCAGGCCAGATCCTGGGCAGTTCCCTTCAAACCACAGCCGCCTTTGCTGGCGGTGGCTTTCAGATCTGGAAGTACAACTCCAGCGATGCGAGCACCCTCCTGCAGGGCGCAGGGTATTTCACCGATGGCCTGGCGCTTGGCATGCGCATCGGCGACATCCTGATCCACGCCCGTCAGTCGAGTTTAGGCACCAGCCCGACGATGGTCATGGGTGTGCTGGTCACCACCGACAGCACCGCTGGCTTCAACATCGCCAGCGCAGGCGCCATCGCCAGTTCGTAATCCCGCAAGGGATGCCGTAGCACCCCAGGCCTTCGGGCCTGGGGATTCACTCTGAGGAGAGGCCCATATGTCAGCAGTACTGCAAGAGAAACCAGCACAACCGATCATCCTGGCCAACGAACGATTTTTCGAGGCCGAGTTCCAGACCAACCGCTGGGTGGCCAATGCCGACGAGGCAACCCGGCAACCCGACGTCCTGAAGGGCGAGTACTGGGCTCATGTCGCCAACCGCCTGAAACCCTGGGACCACATCTACGTGCGCGCCGACAACGGCACGTGGTACACCGAACTGGTCGTCCTGAGCGTCGCCCGTGCCTATGCTGCCGTGCGAGCCCTGAACGAGTGGCAGTTCGGCGAAGATGCGCCGACCGAGGCGCAGGTGGCAGCGCAAGCCACCGCGGCCTACCGGCCCAAATGGGGCGGCCCGCAGCACAAGTGGACCGTCATCCGCACCAGCGACAGCCAGCGCGTGGCAAGTGAGCTCGCCAGCGAGCGCGCCGCCATGGACTGGATTGTCGAACGCGAAAAGGCAGGCTAAACCATGGCAACCGACCGGCTGCAAATCTACAACGGCGCCCTCCAGAAGATCGGCAAGGGGCGCATTGCCAGCCTGTCGGTCAACGAGGAAGCACGCCGCGAGCTCGATGCCGTTTGGAACGACGGCGGCGTGCAGTACTGCCTTGAGCAAGGAATGTGGAAGTTTGCCACGCGCACCCAGATGCTGGACTACGACACCACCGTCGTGCCGGAATTTGGCTTTCGCCGTGGCTTTGCCAAGGCCGATGACTGGTGCGCCACCGTGGCCGTCTGCTCTGACGAATTCTGCAAGGTGCCCCTGCTGCGCTACAGCGACGAAGCCGGGTACATTTGGTGCGACCTGGACCGCATCTATGTCCGGTTCACCAGCAACCACGTGGACTGGGGCATGAACCTGGCCCGCTGGCCCGCCACCTTCACCGAGTACGTCAAAACGTACTTTGCCGGCCGGGTATGCCTAAAGCTGACCGGCGACGAGAAGAAGGCCAACGAGTTCAACAAGCCGCGTGGCTTCATTGAACTGGCCGAGAGCACCGCCAAGAACAACGACGCCCAGGACGACCCGGTCAAGTTCCCCGCCCCGAGTTCATGGGTGCTTGCGCGGCGCAACCTCAAGAGCCCATGGCGTGACGGCGGCAACCGCACCAGGCTGATCGGGTAGGGCATGGCGCGCGCAGCGCTCGCCCTCTTTACCTTCAACCGCGGCCTGATCAGCCGCCTTGGTGTTGCACGCGTCGACGTCAAGCGCCTGGCGCTGGGCGCGCGCCGCATGATCAACTGGGTGGTGCGTGGACTGGGTGGCATGAACATCCGGCCCGGCCTGGGCTACGTCGGCAGCACACTCAACAACGCCGCAGCTCGCTTCCTCGATTTTGTGTTCTCCGTCGAGGACACCGCGCTGCTCGAGCTGACCGACAGCGCCCTGCGCGTCTGGGTGAGCGACACGGTGATCACCCGCGCCAGTGTGGCAACGGCCATTACAAACGGCACCTTCACCACCGACCTGACCGGGTGGACGGACGCTGACGACAGCGGTGGCGTGAGCCAGTGGGTAACCCCCGGGTACATGGAACTGGTGGGCAACGGGAGTGCTGCAGCAGCCCGCACCCAGACCGTGAGCGTGACCGGCGCGGCGATTGGCGTCGAGCACGCACTTGAGATCCACATCGTGCGCGGCCCGGCCACCCTGCGCGTGGGAAGTGCTGCCGGCCTGGACGACTTCATCGCCGAGACCAGCCTGGGCGAGGGATACCACAGCCTGGCATTCACCCCCACCGGCGACGCCTACATCCGGATTCAGAGCACGCTCAAGCGCAAGGTGTGGGTCGACTCCATCACGATCGCCAGCGCCGGCCAGATGCAGCTGACCAGCCCATACCCTGCAGCAGCCCTGGGACTGGTCCGGATGGCCACCAGCGGCGACATTACCTTCCTGGCCTGCTCCGGGTACCAGCAGTACAAGATCGAGCGCCGCGCCACGCGTGGCTGGTCCATGGTCAAGTACCTGACCGAGGACGGCCCCTTCATGGTCCAGAACATCGGCCCCATCACCATGACGCCAAGCGTGCTGAGCGGCAACGGCACCCTGACGGCCAGCGCCGCCTACTTCAAAAGCACCAACGTGGGTGGCCTGTTTTCGCATACCTCCACCGGCCAGAGCGTATCGGCCAGCATCACGGCCCAGAACACCTTCACCAGCGCGATCGAGGTCACCGGTACCGGGACTGACCGCGCCATCACCATCAACATCAGCAACACGTTTGTGGCCACGGTCACGCTGCAACGCAGTTTCGACAGCAGCACCGGCCCATGGGCAGACGTAAGCGGCAAGACATGGACGGCCGGCACCGTCGAGAGCTACACCGACGGGCTGAACAACCAGACCTGCTGGTACCGCCTGGGCGTCAAGACCGGCGAATTTACCAGCGGCACCGTCGACATCATCCTGAGCATCCCCACCGGCAGCATCCGCGGGATCGCACGCGTGACCGCCTACACCAGCACCACCGTGGTCGACATTGAGGTCCTGGTCGAATTTGGCGCCACCACCGCCAGCAGCGTGTGGCAGGAGGGCGTCTGGTCCGACCGCCGTGGCTGGCCCAGCGCCGTGGCCTTCCACGAAGGCAGGCTTTGGTGGGCCGGCAAGGACAAGATACTGGGCTCGGTCTCGGACTCGTTCTACAGCCACGACGAGACCGTCGAGGGCGACAGCGGCCCGATCAACCGCAGCATCGGCAGCGGCCCGGTCGATGCCTTCAACTGGCTGCTGGCCCTGCAGCGCCTGGTGCTGGGTGCCCAGGGTGCGGAGTTCTCTTGCCGCTCTACCAGCCTGGACGAGCCCCTGACCCCCAGCAACTTCAACCTGAAGCCCTCGAGCACGCAGGGCAGCGCACCGGTGGGCGGTGTGAAGGTCGACGCCTCCGGCATCTTTGTGCAGCGCGGGGGCACCCGGGTATACAGCCTGGAGATAGACACCAGCAGCTACGACTACAAGAGCACCAACCTGAGCGCGGTGATTCCCGAGATCGGCAAGCCCGGCATTGTGCGCATGGCAGTGCAGCGCCAGCCGGAAACCCGCGTGCACTTCGTGCGCAGCGACGGCACGGTGGCCATGCTGACCTTCGACAACAACGAGCAGCTGGTGTGCTGGAGCGAGATCGAAACCGAGGGCGATATCGAGGACGTGGTGGTCCTGCCATCCGCCCAGGGCGTGGACGAGGACCGGGTGTATTACGTGGTCAAGCGAACCATCAACAGCGCCACCGTGCGCTACCTCGAGAAGTGGGCCCTGGAGAGCGAATGCCGGCCCGACAGTGCAGGAGCGCTGGAAGCCTGCAAACTTGCGGACAGCGCCGTGACGTACTCAGGCACCGCGACCACGGCCATCACCGGGCTAAGCCACCTCGAGGGCGAGCAGGTGGTGGTCTGGGCCGACGGCGCCGACGTGGGCTACGACGCCGACGAGAACCTGATCTACACCGTGAGCGGTGGCAGCATCACCCTGGCAACCGCGGCCAGCAACGTGGTGGTGGGACTTCCCTACACCGCGCCATGGCAAAGCGGCAAGCTGATCCAGATGCCGACGCAGCTGGGCAGCGCGCTGGGCAAGTACAAGACCATCCCGGGCCTGGCCCTGCTGTTGGCCGACACTCACGCCAAAGGCCTGCAGTTCGGCCGCAACTTCACCGACATGGACGACATGCCCAGCATCGCCGGCGGCCTGACGGTCGACCCGGATACCGTGCATATCGACTACGACTACGAGAGCGCCGTCTTCCCCGGCGACTTTTCCACCGACGAGCGCCTCTGCCTGCAGGCCAAAGCACCCCGGCCCTGCACCGTGCTGGCGGCCGTTTGCGACATCCACGTGAACGAATAATGGCCGACTTCACTCTCCCCAGCGTAGGCACCGTGCTGCCGGCCATCCTGACCGGCCTTGGCGCGGGCATGGAGTACGCCGGCAACAACCAGGCGGCCACCAACTCCAGGGCCTTCGCCGCCCGACAGGCTGCCGCGTTCCAGTTCAAGCAGCAGCAGGACACCGTCAACGCCGGCCAGGCAGTAGCCGCCGCCCAAATGGACGCGGCAGAGCAGCGCCGGCAAGGGCAGCTGATCCAGTCGCGCGCGCAGGCCCTGGCAGCAGCCAGCGGTGGCGGTGCCGTCGACCCCAGCGTGGTCCACATCATCAGCCACAACGCCGGCGAGATCGCCCTGCGTGCCAACATAGCCCTGTACAAGGGCGAGGAGCAGGCCCGCATGCTCAGGATGCAGGCTGCCAGCGAAGGGTACAACGCAGCCCTGGCGACCGAGGCAGGAGACAACAAAGCCCAAGCCTACGAGATCGCTGGCCGCAGCGCGCTGTTCAAGGGAGCGGGCAGCCTGTTCAGCAAGTACGGTTTCGGCCAGCCCAAGGCATCCGGCGCTGGGGCACCAGCCGAATGGACCAGCGGATACGATGTTGCCAAGCCAGGATTCATGGGTAAGCGGGAGTGACCTGTAATGCCAAGACTCCCAGACGCAAGCGCCTTCGGCGCGCGCCCCACCCCACAGCCCAACCTAGGCGTAGTCAGCATCAGCGCTGGCGACGAAGGGGCGATGAACGCCCCGGCCAGCCAGGTGATCAAGGCCGGCGGTGAGATCGAGCAAAGCGCCAACCAGGCCTTCGCAGCGAACAAAGAGTTTGAGGCCAAAGCCAAGATCGAGCAGCACAAGCTGGATACCGTGCGCGCCGAGGAAGCCTTCAACAAGCTGCGTGAGCACGAGCTGGATCTGCAGCAGGGCGAGACCGGGTACACCAAGGTCAAGGGCATAGCCGCCATCAGCAACCCGGTACTCCAGACCTACAGCAAGCGCTACGCCGACCGCGTCACTGAGCTGGCCAGCAGCCTGACCACCGACGATCAGCGGACCATGTTCAACGCCCGGGCGCAAGCCGCCGGCGTAGGCTACCGCGAGGGCATCCTCCGGCACCTGGCGGCCGAGGGTAAAGCGGCCAACGAGCAGCAGTGGGAAGCCACCAAAACCATAGAAGGCCGGATGATCACCGCCAACTGGGCCGAGCCCGACGTGATCGCCTCAAGCGTGGTGCGCCTCGAGGCCGGGCTCAAGCGCCAGGCCGAGAACAACGGATGGGATCCAGCCTACGCCGAAGCCATGAAGCAGCAGGTGATGGGCAAGGTGTGGGACACGGTGATCGACCAGGCGGTGGCCAACGGCAACCTGAACTACGCCAAGGAAGTCTACG